TGGTTCGCTGGGAGCAGTCCATTCAGCGAGTGCTTCTGACCCCTACAGAGAAAGAAACATACTTTGTCAAATTCAATCTGGAAGGTCTGCTTCGCGGCGACTATCAAAGCCGCATGAACGGATACGCTATCGGTCGGCAGAACGGCTGGATGTCCGCAAACGACATTCGTGAACTGGAGAATCTGGACCGTATCCCGGAAGAGGACGGCGGCGATCTGTATCTTATCAACGGCAATATGCTCCCCATGAAAGATGCGGGTGCTTTTGCAAATACAACCCCAACTACTACTGGAAAGGAGAAAGAACCCGATGAAGAAGTTCTGGAAGTGGACGAATCTGGCAGCGACGGAGACAGTACCGGAGGAACGGATTCTGCACCTGAACGGCACCATCGCCGAAGAGAGCTGGTTTGATGACGATGTCACGCCCCAGCTGTTCAAAGAGGAGCTGATGTCCGGTTCTGGCGATATCACCGTCTGGATCAACAGCCCTGGCGGTGACTGTGTGGCCGCAGCCCAAATCTACAATATGCTGATGGATTACAAGGGCAATGTCACCGTCAAAATCGACGGCATTGCCGCCTCTGCTGCATCTGTGATCGCTATGGCTGGTACCAAGGTGCTGATGTCTCCGGTGTCCATGCTTATGATTCACAACCCCATGACCGTGGCCTATGGCAATTCCGCAGAGATGCAGAAAGCCATCGAAATGCTGGGTAGCGTAAAGGATTCCATCATCAACGCCTACGAGATCAAGACCGGTCTGTCCCGTGCCAAACTCAGTCACCTTATGGATGCTGAGACCTGGATGGACGCAACCAAGGCCGTCGAGCTTGGTTTCGCTGACGAGATCATGAAACGCCCCGGCGATCCGGAAGATCTGGAAACTCCCGTTGTTTCCATGCTCTATTCCAAGGCCAATGTGGTCAACTCCCTTATGGACAAGATTGCCCATAAGTGTGCCATCGCCCCCAAACCCGCTGAACCCACCCACCAACACCGAGCTGATGACTATATGGATCGACTCAACCTGATTAAAAACTGGAGGTAATTTCTATGACTATCAATGAACTGCGCGAGAAGCGCAACAATGCCTGGGAGGCTGCAAAGGCCTTCGTTGAAACCCGCCGTGACAAGGACGGTCTGTTGTCCGAAGCAGACGCTCAGACCTATGCTCAGATGGAGCAGAAGGTTAAGGACTACAGTGCAGAGATCGACCGCATGGAGCGTCAGGAGGCCATCGACCGCGAAATGAGCGCTCCCACCACCACTCCCATTACCGCAAAGCCCACCGCCACCGCAAAGGTGGACACCAAGCCCGGCCGCGCCGCCGATGCCTACAAGGACGCTTTCTGGAACCAGCTGCGTAACCGCAATGGTCTGTCCTATGAGGTTCGCAATGCTCTGCAGGTGGGTGTTGACTCCGAGGGCGGTTATCTGTGTCCCGACACCTTTGAGGGCCAGCTGATCTCCGGTCTGACCGAAAAGAATGTGGTTCGTAGCCTGGCTCACATCATCTCCACTTCTTCTGGCCAGCACAAGATCCCTGTTGTCTCCACCCGTGGTGCCGCTTCCTGGGTTGAGGAAGAAGGCCCCATTCCCGAAGATGATGATGTCTTCGGTCAGCAGTACATCGGCGCCCACAAGGTTGCCACCCTGATCAAGGTTTCCGAGGAGCTGCTGAACGACTCCGAGTTCGATCTGGAGTCCTACTTCGTGAAGGAGTTCGCCCGCCGCATCGGTAACAAGGAGGAATCCGCATTCATGACCGGCGACGGTGCTGGTAAGCCCACTGGCATTCTGAATGATGCCGAGGTTGGTGTTACCGCCGCTTCCGCCACTGCCATCACCGCAGATGAGCTGATCGATCTGTTCTACTCTCTGCCTGCACCTTACCGTGCCAAGGCAGTATGGATCATGAATGACTCCACTATGCGTTACATTCGTAAGCTGAAGGACAAGAATGACCAGTATCTGTGGCAGAAGGCTCTGCACGAGGGTGAGCATAGCACCTTGCTGGGCCGCCCCATCTACCACTCTCCCTTTGCACCCGAGGTAGAGGCTGGTTCCAAGCCCATCCTGTTCGGTGATCTGTCCTATTACTGGATCGGCGACCGCAAGGGTATTACCTTCCGCCGCCTGAACGAGCGTTACGCCGATACCGGCCAGGTCGGTTTCCTTGCCTCCAAGCGACTGGATGGCAAGCTGATCCTGCCCGAAGCCGTCAAGGTCCTGCAGATGAAGTCTGCGTAAGATAGGAGGCGGCAGTGATGGACGATCTTCTGACAAAGGTAAAACAGAATCTGATTCTGGAGCATACGGCAGATGATGTGCTTTTGCAGAGTTTCATCACTGCCGCTGTTTCCTATGCTGAAAGCTATCAGCACATTCCAGCAGGTTCCTACAGTGACGGCATCATGCCGCCCACCACGGAACAGGCCGTCATCATGCTTGCCTCCCACTTCTATGAGTCGAGAGACGGCAGCACAGGCGGCTTTTTTGCGGATAATGTCCAGGCCTCTTCTCAGGTCTGGACAACCGTTAATTTACTCCTGCGCCTCGATAGAGAATGGAAGGTGTGACCATGAGTTTTGGAAAAATGAATGGTTTTGCTGACATTGTATCTGTCACCCGGAAAACAGACAGCGAAGGATTCTCCGTCTTGGAGGATACGGTTGTAGCATCCATCCGTGTATATCGGGAAGGCCGTCATGGGTCCCAGAGATGGGCGAACCTGGCGGCCTTTTCTTCTGCTACAGACCTGTTTCGATTCCGATGCATTCCTGGGGTGCGCGTCACCACAGATCATTTTCTAATCAGCGATGGCGACCGTTTTGAAATCACCTCTGTAGAGAATGTGAAGGGCCGGGGAATGTACATCGAGGTGCTGGCAAAAAAGGTGGTACCTACCGTTGGCTAAATGTGATGTGAAAATGCCGGAAGAGTTTCTGCTCCAACTGTCCCGTTTGGGTAAAGATTTTGACTCTATCGCCGAATCTGTACTGGAAGCCGGCGGTGAAGTGGTTCTGCAAAAGGTGCAGGGAAACCTTTCCTCCGTGGTGGGAGCGAATACCAAATATGACTCCAGATCCACCGGCGAACTGGAAGGCGCTCTTGGTTTGTCCCCGGTCAAGGTGAACGGAGACGGCAACCATGATATCAAAGTTGGCTTCGCCGAGCCTCGTAAGGATGGCGGCAGCAATGCCAAAATCGCCAACATCCTGGAATACGGAAAGCACGGTCAGCCTGCAAAACCCTTTCTGAAACCTGCAAAAACAGCTTCTCGGAAAGAGTGCATCAGCACCATGCAGCAGAAATTTGAGGAGGAGGTACAAAAGGTATGAGCATCTTTACAGATATGGATTTTGTGCTAAAAGACCTCGGAATCCCTTATCAGACGGGTGTTTATAAGGGCAACGCTCCAGACACCTACCTGGTGATGGTTCCGCTGACAGATTCCTTTGCTGTCCATGCGGATAACACTCCCGGATATGATGTCCAGGAAGTGCGGCTGTCTTTATATTCCAAGGACAACTACCTGGCCCATAAAAATAATCTCATTCGGCGGCTTCTGTCTTTTGGGGTTACCATTACAGACCGCAGATACTTAGGTTTTGAAACAGAAACTGGCTATCACCACTATGCAGTGGATGTGGCCCATTATTATGAAATGGAGGAATGACCTATGGCAACAATTGGTCTGGACAAACTGTTCTACGCACCCATTACGGAAGATGCGGAGGGCAACGAAACCTACGGCACCCCCGTACAGCTGGCGAAAGCCATTAGTGCGGATCTGTCCGTAGAACTGGCAGAAGCCACCCTGTATGCAGATGACGGTGCGGCAGAGGTGGTCAAGGAATTTAAGAACGGCACCCTGTCCCTGGGTGTGGATGATATTGGCTCCACGGCGGCTTCCGTACTGAGTGGCTCCACCATCGACAGCAACGGTGTTGTGGTATATTGCAGCGAGGACGGCGGCACTCCCGTGGCTATCGGCTTCCGGGCAAAGAAGGCCAACGGCAAGTACAAGTACTTCTGGTTGTACAAGGTCAAGTTTGGCATCCCCGGCACGGCTTTGGCCACCAAGGGCGACAGCATTACCTTCTCCACTCCCACCATCGAAGGTACAATCCTTCGCCGGAATAAGCCGGACGACAACGGCAAGCACCCCTGGAAGGCGGAGGCCACCGAGGGTGATTCCAATGTCACCGCAACTGTCATCACCAACTGGTACAGCGAAGTGTACGAACCCACCTATGGTGCAGCCGCACCCGTCGAGGCGTAAGGAGGATCTGAAATATGGATATGGAACGTAGTGCCGTCATTACCATTGGCGGCGAAAAATATGCCCTGATTCTCACCACCAAGGCCACCAAGGACATTGCTGCTCGGTATGGTGGCCTGGAGAATCTGGGCGATAAGCTACTGAAGTCTGAGAACTTCGAACTGGCTATCTCCGAGATTGTCTGGCTCATCACCCTGCTGGCAAATCAGAGTCTGCTGATCCATAACCTCCGTAACCCCGACTCCCGGCGCCCCCTGCTGACGGAGGAAATGGTGGAGCTGCTGACCACCCCTATGGAGCTGGGCGACTTCAAGAACGCCATTACGGAGTGTCTGCTGAAGGGCACCCGCCGGAACATCGAAAGTGAGGCAGACACAAAAAACGTGGTAGTCGGGTAAGTGACGGAGAGTTATTTACTCGACTTTTTTATTACGGCATCGCCCATCTTCATCTGAGCCAGGATGAGGTGTGGCTGATGCCCTTTGGCTTGCTCCTGGATCTCTGGGAGTGCCACAAGCAGT